CTGGTCTGCTGTATCCTCTAATGGATCTTCTGTACTAGGAAGCAGTAGAGGCATAGAGGCTGTACATGAGTTTGTTGCCAGAGATGGCACTAAAACAATATTCTCTGCTGGGAACAATAAGATATTTACAGGGACTACCACACTTACTGAAGTGACTCTACCTGTTGGTTATACTGTCACAGCTAACAACTGGAAGATAGTTACTTTTAACAATGATGTTTACTTTTCTCAGCGAGAACACGTTACATTAAAGAGTGTTGCGGGAAGTACAACACTTATAGAATCAAAAGACGGAACTCACTATGCGCCACAAGCTAATGAGGTTTTAGCTGCTTATGGTCGTTTATGGGCTGCTGACTTATCAAATAATAACTATACTGTATATTGGTCTGATCTTTTAGACGGAAGCAACTGGCATGGTGGTAGCTCAGGATCGTTAGACTTAACATTAGTATGGCCTACAGGTTTTGATCAAATAGTTTCTTTAGCGGGTCATAACGGATTCTTAATTATTTTTGGTAAGAAATCTATAGTCATATACTCAGGTGCTGATACACCTAGTTCAGACACTGCTACGTTTAAACTACAAGATACTGTAGAAGGTGTAGGTTGTGTAGCTCGTGACTCAGTACAGCATACAGGCACGGACATTATATTTTTATCAGACTCTGGTGTACGTAGTTTTGGTAGGACTGTACAAGAAAAGTCTATGCCTATGCGTGACATTAGTAAAAATGTTCGCAACGATATTACCAATGCTATACTTGCTCAGACAAGCCCTATCAAGTCTGCTTACAGCGAAGACGAGGCGTTTTATCTTTTAGCTTTTAGTGAAAGTAATCTTGTGTATTGCTTTGATATGCGTGGCCCTCTTGATGAGTCAGGAGCGCATCGTGTTACTACGTGGACAGCTGTTGATCCTTTGTCTTTTGCTGTGTTAGAAGATAAAAGCATTTACATAGGTAAAGACTCAGGCATTGTTAAATATACAGGATACTTAGACGGTACAGCTTCTTATCAGTTAAGTTACTTTAGTAATCCTTTAGACTTTGGAAGTGCGGCTAACTTAAAGTTTTTAAAAAAGTTTAACTTGACGTTAATTAGTAGCCCTACTACAGCAGTTACACTAAACTGGGGATATGACTACACAGATTCTTATACTAAACAAGCATTTAATTTTTCAGGCACAGTAGCCAATATTGCGGAGTATGGAACAAGTGAGTATAACACTACTGCTGAATATACAAAAGGCACTTTAATACAAACCCCCAAAGTAAATTCTTCTGGTAGTGGTGAAGTAGTCACTATTGGTATCGAAGCTCAAATAAACAGTTCAGAATTTTCTATTCAAAAAATTGACATACACGCTCTATTAGGGAGACTTATCTAATGTCCAACTATACAAAAACCATTACTAAAGCTACTGCTGCTGACGATGCGCTAACGGCTGACACAATTACTGGAGGATTCTGCTAATGAGTCAACAACAAAATGAAGCAGGCGGGTTTTTTGACTACCTAACTTCAGGAGGCGGTATAAGTGATCTGCTTCGTGCTGGCGGTGAATACTATCTAGGTCAGGAAAACATCCAAGACCTTAGACAGCTTGGTAAAGAGTTGCAAACAGGTCTGGGGACGTTAGGAACAGAAGCTCGTGAGGGACTAGAGTTCTTACCCTACACTGTTACCAGTGGGTTAGCCAACGTAGGTACTACGGCTGAAGGTGGTTTTGACATCAACCTGTCTCCAGAGCAACAGGCTCTACAGACGCAGCTACAGGGTCAAGCAGGTGCTTTATTCGGTCAGGTAGGTGCAGACCCTGCTTCAGCACAAGCGGCACTATACGAGCAAATGAGAGCCGTACAGCGTCCTGAAGAGGAACGTCAGCGTTTACGGTTAGAAGAGCGTATGCTGTCACAAGGGCGCTCAGGACTAGGCTCTTCTCTTTACGGTGGTTCTTCTCCTGAGTTACTGGCTCAAGAAACTGCACGACAGGAAGCTATGGCACGTGCTAACTTAGGTGCGCGTCAGCAGTCAATGGCTGAACAATCACAAGCTGCTCAACTGGGTGGTATGCTACAGGCCGCAGGTTATCAACCACAACAACAAGCGTTGTCTATGTTGGAAGCTAGTAGAATACCTGCTGGATTTGCAGACATTGGTCGTAGAACAGGTACTGAATTACAGTCTCAGCTGAACAGAGCTGGTTTAGAAAGTAGATTACAGTCTGAAGACTTAGCCAATCAGTTACGATTATCTCAACAACAAGCCTTGATAGGCGGTCTACTAGGTCAACAGCCTACGTATGCAGAGAGGTTACAGGCTGGTCAACTAGGTATTGACTTACAAGGCGCAGGCGGCATTTTAGGCGGCTTGTTCGGTGGCTTGTTCGATGGAGGAGGAGAATAATGGCTAGACAAGATATTGCAGGATTATTAACAGGCATTAGCAGCACACAGCAGCCTGTACAACCTATTCCAGGTACTCCAGGCTTTCGTGGACAGTTTGGTGCAGCTAGGGCGCAAGGCTTAGGAGCTGGCATAGGTGGTCTGATGCGTGGTGGCGCGCCTTCTACGCAGGAGAAGATACAGGGTGCTATAAGTCAATTAGATTTAAACAACCCAGACGATTTAAAAAAACTAGCTCAAGTACAACAAGCTCGTGGTGACTTGGCAGGTGCTGCTCAGACTGCGGCCAGGATTAAGCAGATGGAGGAGCAGGTAAAACAGAAAGAGTTAAAACAAAAAGAAGCTGAAAGAGCAGGTTTAAGGGCTTCTTCAATGTCTCAAGCATTAAAAACAGCGGGACATGCAGACTTGGCTAAACAGGTTGAGCTAGGAGACACTGACGCTTACAAAAGAGGATTAGAGTTAATTTCTCCAGAAAAAGCAAAAACATCTGTTGAAGACATAGTAGACCCGACAACAGGAGTTACTCACAAGGTTCTATTAAATACTGATGGAACAATATTACGCACTATCGGTGTCAGTAAAGTGCCTAAATTAAAAAGCGTGACTCTACCAAATGGTCAAATTGTTTGGGAAAACGAAGCCACAGGGACAAGAGGCGAGCCTCAAGACACCCCAGAAGCTGCGGATCAAGAAAAAGACAGAGTAGACAAACTATATTCTGATTTAGCGGCTGTAGATAATGTTCTGGTTACTGTGTCAGAAGCTAAAAAACTAGCTGAAGACGAGACTATGACTACAGGTGTTTTTTATAACTTAGCTTCTATGCCTTTTTCTACAGATGCTAGAACTTTGCAAACAAAAATAACAACACTACAGTCTACACTAGCATTTGATAGGCTACAGAAGATGCGTGACGAGTCTAAAACAGGCGGTGCTTTAGGTCAAGTTAGTAACATTGAACTACAGCTATTACAATCTTCTTTGACTGCTTTAGACCCTATAGTTGGAGAAGAAGAGTTTATAAAACAGTTAGAAAAAGTACAAAAGCACTACACTAACTTTAAAAAGGCTTTGCTAGGAGAGCCTCTTGATATTGATTGGTCAAGACCTGAATATAAAGGTAAGACAGCTGTTGTGGACGGAATTAGATACATGATAGATCCCGCAGACCCTACAAAAGTATTTGCCATAGGTAAAGAAGAATGAGTGCATACACAGCCGTAACTGATCCTGAAATCTTAGCTAAAGTTCAGAAAAGTCTTGTTTCCGGACAGGCTGACTTAACTAAATCAACTGAGGTTACAGACCCTGTATTGTTTCAACAAATACAAGACCAGTTAAAAAAAGACTTGGAAACACAAGAAGAAGTTGAGTTAGTTACTGAAGAAGTAACAGAAGCTGGGGCTTTCGGACAGTTTGCTGAAGGTATTGGAGAACGTTTAGGCGGTCGTCTTGAGACAATGCAGGAAATATCTAAAAAAGCTGGAGGATTTTCTGTAGGCGCTGACGGCAAACCTGTTTATAACCCGCCTGAACAGCTTGGTTTCATTACAGATATACAGTCTGCTGGTCAAGTTGCAGGAGGTGTGTGGGACGCTTTAGGCGAAACTCTTGTATTAGGCGCTAAGGGTATTTCTTTTATTACTCCAGAGTTTATCAAAGGGCCAGTTAAGCAAGGTTGGCAATCTGGTGTAGACCTTATAATGAATAGCGAAAAAGGCGTAGAGGCTCTTCAAGCTGTTGAAAAAGGTGCTGAATCTTATTCGTCTTGGAAAGAAGACAATCCTGAATCTGCCTTGTCTTTAGAAAGTGTAGTTAATATCGCTTTGTTAGTTTCTCCAGTTAAAGGAGGCAGAGCTACTAAAGGAAATCCTGAGTTTGTCGGCCCTACTAAGCCTCCTGTAGTTGAAAGAGCAGGACAAGCTATGATAGATGCTTCAGGCAAGCAAGTAACAGACAGAAGCACTAAGAAGGCTATTGATCTAATAGTACCTAAAGCGGGAGTACCTGAGCAAACTAGAGAAGTTTCTAGGCTAGGTTTTAAGTACAATGTAGTAACTCCTACAGCACAGGAACAAAGAATAGTAGATACTGTTGCTAAGTTGAAGATACCTCAGACTGCTTCTAATCAAAGAAGTTTAAATCTTATTGACGATGCGATTGAAACAGAAGCTAAGATACTAGAAAAGCAAGTAGCGGCATCTAAAGAAGCTATACCATTAACAGAGTCTTTTAAGCTATTAGACGATGTAGCCGCTAACACTAAAGCTACAGATGCTTTTGTTGCTACTAACCAACTTGGTAAAATGGTAGATGATGTTGTTTCTAAAGCTAAGTCTTTATTACAGAGCAACCCACAAACGCCATTAGGGGTTTTAAAGACCAGGAAAGAATTAGACGCTTATGTTAAGTCTTATAAAGCTAACAAAAGTGCTTTCCCTAACCAAGACAATGTAGAAACAGCCTTGTCTATTGCTTTAAGGGATGTCAGAACTGCTTTAAACACTAAGGTTGCTGAGACAGCCCCTAAAGCTAATGTACTGGCTAGGCTTGAAAAACAAAGTAATCTCTACAGAGCAAGAGTCCCTGTAATAGAGAAAGCTAAAGCAGACGCTTCTAACTCTCTAGGCAGACTCTGGCAAAACACTACAGGTGTAACAGGAGTTCGTATGCCTTCTACTCCCTTAGCTATTGGTGTTACTGGCGCTGCTCTTGCAGGTTGGCTTCCCGCAATCGTAGGAGGCGTGGGTGTAGGAATAGCAGGTAGAGGCGTTTACAGAGGGGCTATTTCACCAGAACTTAAAAAGTTTCTAGGACAGTCTTTAATAGCTTCTTCTAAAGCGTTAAAGCAAGCTAAAAACCCAGAAACAATAAAGCAACTAAGAGCAGACAGAGCAGTAATAATAGAGTTATTGAAAAACACTAAAGTAGTAGAAGAAGAACAGCAGTAACAAAAAAGCCCTGTGCAGTCATCTACACAGGGCTTTTTAGTACCTACAACATCTACACTATCTCACACGCACCGCCTACACAGGCTAATTCCTGGCTACCTGTGGTGTTATCTTCCTGCTCAAAGTTACCTAAGTCTTCCCAATTAACCCCAACAGGCATGGCCGCTAGTAACTCCTCGTACTTCTCAGCGTCTATCTCTTCATAAGGAGCTTGCTGATATACATGATCACTATAAGGCAACAGACTAATCCCACTACAAAGATCGAAGTTTTCCCATATCCACTGTGCTACTTGCAGGAATTCACTATCTGTATAATATACAGTGATGCTTGGTTTATGCTCGCACCAATGGTTCTGATAAGCCTTCCAAAGCTGTAGCTGCTGCATAGCCCCTACCTGCTTAACAGTGGTACACTTCTCTGGTGACTTCACAGGGAAGCTGAACACTGCTGACGAGGGTGACATCACATCCTGCTCTACTGGGAATCCTGCTGACTCCATAAAGACTGCAAGCGGGTCTTTTTTGTCGCTACGAACTCTGCGAATGTAATGCTTAGAGAAGCGAGGATGGATACCACTAGCAGAATCGACAAGTTGAGATACAGTACCGCTAGGCTTAACGCATGTAATAGCAGCAGACTGGTTAATGCCAAGCTTTGTAGCCCACTTCTCGTTAGTCTTAACAGCAACATCGCGTATTTCTTCAAGCCACTTCTCCAAGTCTGTGGAGTCACCTTTACTCAGCAGGTAGTGATCCATTATGCCTGTCATGCTAACGCCCAATAGCGCCTCTTCCTCCGTGTTCTTCTTCCAGCAGTTACGCAGGTAACGGAAGTCTGTCAGTGTAGCCTGTAACGTGCCAATGATGGCTGCTACTTCTGCTTTCTTCTTTAGCGTGTCTAGGTCATCTTCAGGACGAACTACAATCTCTGACAAGTTACAGAACTGGTTACTACGTAGGATAATCTCAGAGCATGGGTTAGTACCAAAGTCCTGCTCACTGTCACGTCTGCCGTTACGCGCTGCAATCTTCTGTGCTGCTACACGGCTAAAGATACCACGCTCACCTGCCTTGCTTTCGTACATGTTCTGCATCTCTGACAGGAATGATTCAAAGTCTGGCTTCTCAGTGTACGCTACGCTGTTGTTAGCAAGCCTACGATGCCCTTCATGTCGCCACCAGTCTCCTGACTTAGCCTTAGCCATACGAGGGTCAGAGAGGTTAGAGAGGCTGATTAGGGCTGATCTACGCACACCGCCTACCACTACAATGTCAGCTATCTTACAAACAACATCGTGACACTCAATAGAGGTTAGCTTGCGTCCTGCTGCCTTCTGGAATATCTCTACACAGAAGTTAAACAGGTCAACCAAAGGCTCTGGCCCTGAAGCACGACCACCAAAGGTTTTTAGTCTAGCCCCTGCTGGACGTATGCGGCTCATGTCCCACTGCGGTATCTTACCAGCGTACAGCATAGCAATTAACTCGCGGAACGCTGATGCCCAACCAATCTTGCTGTCACTAACAACAATAACAGTGTCTGTCTTATGGAAGGTCTCTGCAACTTCTGGCAGCTTGTTAATGAAGTTACGCTCAACGCTGAAGCCTACGCCTGTACCGCACATCAGAACATACATCAACTCGTCAAAGCTACGCGGTGAGTCAATGTGCAGATAGCTACAGTTAAATCCTGCTACGTTATCCTTAGCCAGTGCTTCGCCTGCTGTCATCATACATCGCATTGAAGGCATCACATCCTGGTGCATAATAGCTTCTTTGAGTAGGCTGTAGTCTTTACCTTTTAGCTGTCCACGTTCTTTAAAGAAGTCTACATAGCGTGTTACTGTCTCTTCCCATGTCTCTCGTCTACCTTCCTCTGGTAGCCAACGTGCGTACCTGCTCTTGTGTATAAACTGTTGATACTGATCCATTATTTATTCTCCTTTGCTACAATCTTAGTCAGTTTAGTTAAGTACCAGCCAGCCTTCTGTAAGTCCTCTACCTGCTTGCCTTTGTAATCATAGCGCCACAGGTATTTCAGGCAGTTGCCCTTGAGGTAGCCTTTGAATGCAACACTGGACATGGATTCCTCTATTGCGTCAATACACTCTATGTTGCCTGTGTTGTAGTGTGTAGGTTGGTTTACGTTATCAATAATCTCTTCAGCTTCCTCTTTTGCTGCCTTCATCCATGCCTCTAGTCCTGTCTTACGTGTCCTATCCCACTCTGCTGGTGTTGCGTCATTGATGCTCATGCTTAAAATCCTCTGCTAATTCTTCTAATCTGTCGTTGATGCGGTCACTAAACTTGTTGACTAACTCTTCTGAGCTTATGTCTAATATCTCTATTAGTGTTAGTTCGTCTAGTTGCGACATCTTCTCCAATAGTTCATAGTATGTTAGAGGCATCCTAGTCTCCGTACTTCTCTCTAAGGTAGTTTATACTGACTGGCATCTCATCACAACCACCGTTTTTAACTTCGTTGAGTATCCAGATACCTGACCAGCTTCCGTTGGTCTGTGGTGTTAGATAGTCCTCATCGTGTTGGTAGAAGATACCGGCGAACAAGCCTAGCATGTTAGTGCCATCTGCCTTACGCGCAAAAGCAACGTCCCTGTCTTGAACATGCCCCATCACACACGACATATACTTCTTCTGTAGCATCAGCTTTGCACTGCTGACTGGTCTGCCCATCACACCGCTGGTGAAGT